TAAAATCAACAACCATCAGTTAGGATCTCACACAGGTACAGCAGGCGTATAAGGAGGACTAGACTATGGCTATTAATAGAGCACAACTGGCCAAAGAACTGGAACCTGGCTTAAACGCCTTGTTCGGTATGGAATATTCTCGTTATGAGAATGAACATGCTGAGATCTTTGACCAAGAATCAAGCGATAGAGCATTTGAAGAAGAAGTAATGCTTATGGGCTTCGGCGAAGCTGCTGTAAAACAAGAAGGTGCGGCTGTTCAGTTTGACACTGCAAAAGAAAGTTTTACAAGTAGATACACTCACGAAACTATTGCACTTGCATTTAGTTTAACTGAGGAAGCTGTCGAAGACAATTTGTATGACACTTTATCTGCTCGTTACACAAAATCATTGGCACGTTCAATGGCTTACACAAAGCAAGTCAAGGGTGCTAATATTTTAAACAATGCATTTGCAACTGCAGGTGGAGATGGTGTTTCACTAGTAAACACAGCTCACCCAACAGCTTTGGGTGGAAACTTCTCCAACCAACTTGCAACAAATGCAGACCTTAATGAAGCATCACTCGAGCAAATGATGATCGATATTGCAGGCTTCATCGACGAAAGAGGGCTAAAAATTGCAATGCAGGGAAGAAAATTAATCATCCCAGTAAACATTCAATTCGTAGCTGATAGAATCTTGAATTCAACTCTAAGAGTCGGTACTGCTGACAATGACATCAATGCGATGAGAAACATGGGTATGTTGCCAGAGGGTTATGTAATTAACCACTATTTAACTGACACAGATGCATACTTTGTAAAAACAGATGCTCCTAACGGTTTCAAGCACTTCGTAAGAGCTGCCCTTACTACTGGTATGGAAGGCGATTTCGATACAGGAAACATGAGATACAAAGCACGTGAAAGATACAGCTTTGGATTTTCAGATCCTAGATGTGTATTTGGATCACAAGGTTCATAAAAACTTCTTGATCTTTCCAAGAGAAAAGGGCGCTTGTAAGAGCGCCTTTTTTATTTTATAGTATTTTTACCCAAGACTTAAACGACAACTAACAAAGGAGGTTGACATGGGAACAACTACATTTTCAGGTCCTATTAAGGCAGGATCGATAAAAGATACGAGCGGTAACACAGTAGGTACTGATGTTGCAAACACGGGGTTTGCATTAATGGCTCAATCAGCAGTAATAGATATTATTGGTGCTACAAACACAACTACAGTAGGTACTATTCCTGCTAACTCACAGATTGTAGATGTAATTTTAAATGTTACAACTGCAAATGATGATGGTGGAGTAGCTACTGTAAAAATCGGTCACTCAGGCGATGACGATGAGTATCTTCCAGCTACTAATGCAAAAGCTACAGGTACAACTAGAGGCACAATCGGTGCTGACGGCACAGATATTGGAACGACTGATCAGCAAGTTACTGCTACATTTACGGCAGCTAATGGTAATGGTGCAGCAGGTGCTGCAACTGTAACTGTTCTTTACATTCAGAATAACAACTTAGCATAATGTTTGGTCTTAAATCTAAAACCTTAACTGGCACAGGCTCAGTAGTTTCTGGTCCTACAAGACTTGTTAAATTGTATTTAGTTGGAGGTGCTTCAGCAGGTTCTGTTGTTTTAAAAAATGGTGGTGCAAGTGGCACTACTTTATTTGAAATGGCTACACCAGCAGGAGCAGCGCTTACACAAAATATTGATTTTAACGATGAAGGTATGAGATTTGAAACAGACTGTCATGCTACGTTAACCAACATTACGTCAATAACTTTCCTACATGGCTAAGGATAAGCAGCCACCAAGGACAAAAAAATATTTCCGCTCCACAAAGTCTGGGGCGGGAATGACTAAAGCTGGTGTTGCGAAATATCGTCGTGATAATCCAGGTTCAAAATTAAAAACAGCTGTAACAGGTAAAGTTAAAAAAGGTTCAAAAGACGCAAAGCGTCGTAAATCATTCTGTGCTAGAAGTGCAGGACAAATGAAAAAATTTCCTAAAGCAGCTAAAGATCCGAATTCTAGACTTAGACAAGCTAGGAGGCGTTGGAAGTGTTAAGATTAGTCATTATATTTCTGTTTGTTTCCTTACAAGTTTTTGCAGAAAATACAAACACTACGGTGTCTTCAACCGTTGTAACGGACAAGGCACCACCAACAGCAAACGCACCCAGTGTCGTCGTAAACAATTCTGATGTATGTAAAACAGGAACGTCGGCTGGGGTTCAAACTCAGATACTTGGAATTGCGTCGGCTATAACGGTCACAGATGAAAATTGCGAAAGAATAAAACTAGCAAGATCTTTGTATGCAGCAGGCATGAAAGTAGCGAGTGTGTCATTATTGTGTCAAGACGCACGTGTCTGGGACGCCATGGCCATGGCAGGCACAAGTTGCCCATACATGTCAGCCATTGGCGCTGAAGCAGAGGCAGGATGGAAAGAGAACATGGATATGATTCCTGAAGGCAGTTTAATAGCTTCAAAATGGAACAAAGAGATTAATGAAATTAAAGTAAAAGAAGGAGTTGAAAGCGATGGAGCAAAACTGGCGAAATTTATTATTGCTGCTATGGTTATGCACTCTGGTATCGTTACCTTCTTCCCTTAAAGCTGAGTGCCCAGTAACTGCTTCTGGGGTTTGTACTCCTGGAGTAGAAGAAACAATCGTAGAGGATATTGTTGAGACCACAGATTATGAGGCCGATGGATATACCGTCACTACAGAAACTACCACCACAACAACAACCACTACCGTAACGACTGAAGACTCAGGTGATATACTTGACGGTGATAATGGTTTTGTACAACCTAGATATGAAGGTGATGCCGATTTTGACTGGGGAGGTCAGGGGCCTGCAAACATACCTACAGGCAATAATTGTTATGGATTAGGTCCAGATAAATGTGCACAAATAACAGGGAGCGGTAATTCAACTAGTCGTATGGGCGTGAGTGGGATGGGAACCACATTCTATCAAACTGTTGATATATCCGAGCTAGACATAGAAAATGGAGGCAGAGCTAATTACACAATTAAAGTTGATAAGCAAGATGCTCAAGATAGAATTTATTTACACATCACAGGTAAAAACGGAAACACTAGTGTCTTTGCTGGAACTGACATTTTATCAGAGTCTGGTGTAGCAAGTGGATATCAAGAGTATGAAGGTGGTTTTGATTTTGCAGGCACTATAACAACGTTAGTTATAGAAATAGGCGGAAGAGATATTAATATGGCAATTGGACCGCTATGGGATGATATGAGTTTACGAGTGCTTTATAATGTTGTTGAAACAATAGTTACACAGTCAATTACATCTGTCGAAATGTGGGTTGCTATGGGTAACAGCACAGAAACAGAAGTTATAGATATTGTAGAAAATATTTTTGATCACAATGATGTCATAGTTCCAGAATCGCCTGGCGATGATTTATTTTTTGAACCTGAGTTTGATGAGCCAGATATGGAAGTATCTTATGAAACTGTAGAGATGGAAATGGAGATGCCAAGTTTTGAAATGGATCTTGAAATGGATCTCCCTGAAATCGAATTAGAAATGCCAGAAGTAGAGGTTGCTGTTGTTGAAATTGAAATGGAAATGGAGATGGAATTAGAATTAGAAATGCCAGCACCAGAGCCAGAAATCACAGAAGAGATTGAAGTTGAACCAGAACCAGATACAAGTGAACCTGAAATAGATGAACCAACAAATGAACCCGAAACTGAAACTGAGCCAGAACCCGTGGATGAGTCTACTGAAGAAGATACTACAGAGCCTGAAGCAAATGCGGAAGAGGAGTCTGAATCGGAAGAGAGCGTTCAAGAGACTGAGGCAGATGAGGAGCAATCAGAAGATATGGAAAAACCAGAAGATAAGGGTGAAGCCGAAGAGAAACCTGTAAATAAACCTGAGTCTAAAAAAGAAAAAGCAGCAAAAAAAATTGTTGAAAAGATGGGAGACAAGGGCAGATATGATAGCACTAATCAACTTAAAACTTTAATTGTAATGCAGGTATTAGCAGACTCTAAATCATTTTTTGAGTCGCAAAAACAATTAGAGGATCGCATAGATTTTTTTACTGATTACATGTTACCAGATACTGAAATACAAAATAATAATATTGCGCAGTGGTATTTATTTGCTGGAAGTGACGGCATGATTAATGATATGATAGATTCACAATGGCAGAAGTAGAATTACCTGGCGGTATAAAATTTAAAGGCGGCAAGATATTTGTCATACTTACAGCTTTAACAACAGCAGGTGGTGCTTTATGGGGTGGCTTTGAATTTTACAAAGATTATCTAACGATGAAAGAACAAATCCAGGAGTATGTTGCGCCAGATCTATCAGGCTTTGATAAAAGAATAGATTTAACAAAAGAAGAATTAAATAGCAAAACAGATCTTATACAAACAGAAGTCAACATGATTATGCAAGAAATGGAAATGATTATGTCTGAAATAAGATTAGTCTCCGATGTTGCAAATGAATTAAAAAATGATCTTCGTCAGGATGTAAGACGTATTGAAAAAGTTGTTAATGATGTAGAACAAATGGTTAAA